GAAGTAAAGCAAGTTGTTGCTAACATGATGTTTAATATGGGGAGAACAAGACTCTCTGGTTTCAGAAAGCACAATGCTGCTATTCAATCTGGTGACTGGAAAACTGCTGCTGTAGAAGGAAGAGACAGCAAGTGGTATCGCCAAGTTACTAATCGAGCTGAAAGGCTAATGGCCAGGTTAGAGAATGTCTAATATGTTACTACAAGCACTTAAACAAAAATTGTTAGGGGACATTGCTGTTGCAAAAGCTAACGTACTTGTCTATAAAGAGAAGAGTGTAGGTATTGGAGAACATCCAGAACTTGTACAAGCTATCGAGTTAGAAGTAGGTAAAGCAGCAGAAGCTCAAGACAAACTCAATATGGTCAATGACCTTCTAGACGGAGTCGGAACAGAATTTTTACAGGATTA